TGCGTGCGCACGCAAACCCGAATTGGCATGGGGGGGGGGTGGTGAAATGACCGTCGGAAGACGCCCCCTGCCCACGGTTCTCAAGGTCCTGCGGGGTACGGATCGCCCGGAGCGGCTGCCGAACGAGGAGCCGAAGCCGAAGAGGAGAATGCCCCGGCCGCCCGCTCATGTGCAGGGTGTGGCGCTGGAGGAGTGGAAGAGGATCTCGAAACGACTCCATCGGCAGAAACTGCTGACGGAAAACGATGGCTCGGCGTTGGCGGCCTATTGCATCGCGTACGAGCGCTGGGCGGACGCTGAGGAGAAGTTGCGGAAGTTCGGGACGGTCATAAAGTCGCCTCGGAACTTCTTGGTTCAGTCCCCGTACCTGTCGATCTCGAACCGTGCGATGGAACAGATGCTGCGGGTCCTGACCGAGTTCGGGATGACGCCGTCCTCGCGCTCCCGCATCGACATCGACCCGGCCGGCTCAGGTGGGGCTGATGAATGGTAGACGACGCTTCCGGCCTGCCGCCGGCGGAGCAGTACGCCCGCGCGGTCGTCTACGGGGAGATCGTCGCGTCCCGCTGGGTTCGCTTGGCGTGCGAGCGATACTTCACGGACATCGAGCGGCAGGACGAGTTGGGGATCTACTTCGATTCGGATGCAGCCCAGCGTGTCATCCGGTTTTTCTCCCTGCTGAAGCACAGCAAGGGGGAGTGGGCCGGGCAGGTCTTCCGCCTCGAGCCGTGGCAGGAGTTCATTCTCTGGAACCTGTTCGGCTGGAAGTGGAAGGCATCGAAGTTGCGGCGGTTCCGCACGGGGTACATCGAGGTGGCGAGGAAGAACGGCAAGTCGACTTTCTTCGCCGGCATCGGCCTGTACCTGTTCGCGTACGATGGGGAGCCCGGGGCCGAGGTGTACTGCGCCGCGACGAAGCGGGATCAGGCGAAGATCGTCTGGGGCGAGGCGCGGCGGATGGTGCAGAAGTCTCCGGTCCTGCGAAGGAAGATCGATCTGTATCGAACGGCGTTGACGGTGGAGGAGAACGCCTCCAAGTTCGAGCCGCTGGGAGCGGACGATGACACGATGGACGGGCTGAACCCGCACGCCTCGATAATCGACGAGTTGCACGCCCACAAGTCCCGGGGCGTCTGGGACCTGCTGGAGACGGCGTCCGGTGCGAGGCGGCAGCCCATTCAGGTCGCCATCACGACGGCGGGATTCGACAAGCAGACGATCTGCTGGGATCAGCATGCTTACCTCGAGAAGGTGCTGGATGGAGTCCTCCCCGACGAAACGTACTTCGGGATGATCTACGCGCTGGACACGGACGACTCGTGGGAGGAGGAGGCGGTCTGGATCAAGGCGAATCCGAACCTCGGCATCAGCGTGAAGTGGGAAGACCTTCGACTGCAGGCGATACGGGCCCGTGATCTTCCGACTCAATTGAATAGTTTCCTTCGACTGCGGATGAATCAATGGACGGAGTCGTCCGTCCGCTGGATTCCGCCGGACGCGTGGGCCCGGTGCGATGGCCCCGTCGATGCGGATGGCCTGCGGGGGACGACGTGCTACACGGGATTGGACTTGTCGACCACGACCGACCTGACGGCGCTCATTCATTTCTTTCCGAAGGAATGCGCCGGGGATAAACACAAAGTCCTCTGTCGGTTTTTCATGCCGCAGGACAACGTGGCGAAGAGGGTCAAGCAGGATCGTGTTCCATACGATGTCTGGATTCGGCAGGGGTTCATCACGGCGACGCCCGGGAACGTCGTGGATTACGACTACGTTCTGAAGCAGGTCGCCGACGATGCAGAGACGTTCGACGTGAAGGAGATCGGGTTCGATCGGTGGGGAGCCTCGCGGATACAGACTCAATTGCAGGACATGGGGCTGACGATAGTCCCGATCGGGCAGGGCTACCAATCGTTGTCGCCTCCCTCGAAGGAACTGGAGAAGATCGTGCTGAGCGGGGAACTGGCGCACGGTGGGAATCCCGTCCTCCGATGGATGGCGAGCAATGCGGTCGTGCGCACCGATCCCGCCGGGAATATCAAGCCGGACAAGGCGAAATCGACGGAACGAATTGACGGCATCGTGGCGCTCGTTATGGCGATCGATCGGGCGAGCCGGGCTGGCGGGGATGTGAGCGTGTACGAGAAGCGCGGCGTCCTTACCTTCTCGCCCGGCGGCGGACAAGGGGAGGCATGATGGGACTCTACGGGAGGATCGAGAGGTTCCTCAACGGCCTGACCCGGGACGTCTCCTTGACGAACGAGAAGGCGTGGAACCCGAGTCTGTGGAACCTGATCGGGGCGCAATCCGTGAGCGGGGAGAATGTGACCGAATCGACCGCGATGACCTATGCGGCGGTCTGGAACGCGGTGGCCCTGATCGCCGGAAGCATCGGCGCCCTTCCGCTTCATCTCATGCAGCGGAAGGAGAAGAGCAAGAAGATCGCGGACAATCAGCGACTGTACTGGGTCATGCACGATCAGGCGAACGATTACATGACGGCGATGGCCTTCCGCGAGACGATGATGTCCCACGTCCTTCTGTGGGGAAACGGATACGCGGAGATCGTACGGAACGGGATGGGGGAGATCATTCAACTCTGGCCCATCACTCCGAATCGCGTGCGGGTCATCATGCGCGACGGGCAGATGATCTACATCGTGCGGGTCGACGGCAAGGACGTCGCCATCCCGAGGGGCAATATCCTTCATGTGCCGGGGCTGGGATTCGATGGCTTTCAGGGGTACTCGGTCGTGGCGATGGCCCGCAGATCACTCGGGCTCGGCATGGCGCTGGAGACGTTCGGGTCCCTGTACTTCTCGAATGGGACCCACCCCGGGACGATCATCTCGCATCCCGGGAAACTCTCGGACGCAGCCCATAACAATCTGCAGGAATCGTTGACGCAGGCGTACTCGGGGCTTGGGAAGTCCCATCGGCTGCTGCTGATCGAGGAGGGGATGACGGTGCAGAAGTTCGGTGTCCCACCGGACGATGCGCAGTTCCTCGAGAGCCGGCAGTTTCAGATCCCGGAGGTCGCCCGCTGGTTCAATCTTCCGCCGCATAAACTCAAGGATCTCACCCGGTCGTCGTTCTCGAATATCGAGAGCGAACAGATCAGTTTCGTGACGGACTCGATCCTGCCGTGGCTCGTGCGGCTGGAGCAGAACTACAATATGCAATTGCTGACGAAGGACGACAAGAACCTGCGCGGGCATGGACGCCTGTATTTCAAGCACGTCGTGGAGGGGCTCCTCCGCGGCGACTCCGCCAGTCGTGCGGACTTCTATACGAAGATGTTCAACGTCGGGGCGATGAGCCCGAACGAGATTCGGGAGAAGGAAGACATGGACCCGTACCCCGGCGGGGACATCCGTGTCGTTCCGTTGAACATGACGACGCCGCAGAATGCCCTGAAGCCGCCCGCGCCTGCTGTCCCTCCGAACAAGGGGAATGGCAAGGACACGTCGGAGGAAGAGGAAGGTCAGGAGGAGAGCGATGTCGAACCCGCGTGAGGAACTGTTGAACTTTCTGCTCAAGAAGAAGATCCCGATTCGCCTCGCGATCGACATCCTCGAGCGGGCGCAGGCGGATATAGAAGAGAAGAAGCGTGGAAGAGAGAAGGCGATCCTGCCGAAATACGAGACGAGATGAAGGAGGTCATCATGTACTACAAGGTGGACGAGGTGGAACGCAGATGCCTGCCGATGTCGGAAGTCGAACTGCGCGTTGACGGGGAGGATGCTCCGAAGATCACAGGGTATGCCGCCGTCTTCAACACATGGGCGGACATCGGAGGGTGGTTCCGCGAGTCCATCCGCCCGGGGGCGTTCGCGAAGACGATCAAGGAGAACGACATCCGGGGCCTCGTGAATCATGACGAGAACTTCGTCCTCGGCAGGAACAAGGCGAAGACGCTGACGCTGCGCGAGGACGACAAGGGACTCGCGACGACGATCACCCCGCCGGGGACGACGTGGGCGAACGACCTGCTCGTGTCGATGCGGCGCGGCGATGTGAATCAGATGTCGTTCGGGTTCATCGTGAACAAGGCGGAGTACGACTACGACAAGGACGAGCGCGTGTTGACGGATGTCACGCTGTTCGACGTGAGCGTGGTGACGTTCCCCGCGTATCCGACGACCTCCGCGCAGGTGCGATCGCTGTTCCAGAACAAGGGGAAGATGCCGTCCGTGACGACCACCGGCACCATCACCGTGTCGAGCGAAGCCGCCTCGACGGGGTGGGTCAACAGCGACGGCACGGCGGTGAGGACGGACTGGGGACTGGTCCCCGGAGGCGTGATCGTTCCCGGCGGGATCGTCCTACCTCCGCCGATCACGGAGGAGTGGAAGGAACTGTACCGGATCGCCGACAAGATTCGCGACCGGCAGGAACTCACCGCCGACGAACTGCGCACGATGCTGGCGTTCCTCCCGGGGCTGCAGGAGAAGCCGCAGGACCCGCCTCCCGCCCCGGCGAAGGTGATGGACAAGTTCACGGAACTGTTCTACAGGGCAGAGAAGGCGACGGCGTGATAACGGGCTTTGCCACGATCCTCCCGTACCGGCTTGCAAACCATACGGGGGGCGAAGCGGAACCGGCTTGCAAACCATTCCGCATCGCATACGAGGTCGGGGTCGGACTTCAACTATCTGACAATACATGCGGAGGTAGGACAGGATGAAGACGATCACGCAGTACCGCGAGGATCTTGCGCGGCTCGTCAAGAAGGTCGGAGACATCGATGCAAAGTGCATCGCCGAGAATCGCGATCCGTCCGCGAGCGAGATCAAACTGAAGACGGAACTCATGGACGGCGTCGACGAACTGCGCACGATCATCGCGACGCAGGAGCGGCAGGAGCGGATGACCACGGACCTCGAAGCCCCGAGCGCGCAGCCCCTGTCGCGCCCGCGTCCGCAAAGCACCCCGCCAGAGGAGCGGCGGCAGGATCGGTTCATGTCTTTCGGTGAGCAGATGGCGGCGGTGTATCGCGCCGGCCTGCCCGGCGGGTCCGTCGATCCGCGTCTGTACAAGTCGCGTGCCATCTCGGGGCTGTCCGAGACCGTTCCGTCCGATGGCGGGTTCCTCGTGCAGACGGACTTCTCCACGCAACTGCTGCAGGACGTGTTCACGACCGGCGTCCTCGCCTCCCGGTGCCGCAGGGTGCCGATCAGCGGCGGCGCGAACGGCACGAAGATCAACGGCGTGGACGAGACCTCCCGCGTGTCGACCCGCTACGGCGGCGTCGTCGGGTACTGGGAGGGCGAGGCGGATCAGTTCACCGGCAAGAAGCCGAAGTTCCGCAAGATCGAACTGACGCTGAAGAAACTGACCGGCCTCTGCTACGCCACGGACGAGTCGCTCGAAGACGCCGCGCAACTGGAGGGCGTCATCCGCGAGTCGTTCATCGGCGAGTTCGGGTTCCTGCTCGACGAGGCGATCGTCAACGGGACCGGCGCGGGCCAGCCGCTCGGGTTCCTCAATGCCGGGTGCCTCGTGACCGTCGACAAGGAGACGGGGCAGAAGGCGGCGACCGTGCAGGCGGAGAACATCGACAAGATGTACTCGCGTCGGTTCGCCGGCCAGACGTCGAACTACATCTGGGTCTACAACCAGACGATCGAGCCGCAACTGTCGCAGATGGCGTACTCGGTCGGCACCGGCGGCATCCCGGTGTACCTCCCGCCCGGCGGCATGGCGGACGCCCCCTACGGTCGGATCAAGGGGCTTCCGGCAATCGCCATCGAGCAGGCGGCGGCGCTCGGGACGGTCGGCGACATCTGCCTCTGCAACTTCGCCAACGGGTACGTCCTCGCGGAGAAGGGTGGCATTCGGTCGGACGTAAGCATTCACGTCCGGTTCGAGTACGACGAGCAGGTGTTCCGTTTCATCATGCGGGTCGACGGCCAGCCGGTCCGGGCGTCCGCGCTCACGCCGTACAAGGGCGGCGCGTCGGCGACCATGTCGCACTTCATCGCGCTCCAGACCAGATCGTAAGGGGGTGATCACATGCTGACCCCCGAGAATATCGCGATCATCATGGGGCACGAGCCCGCCGCGTCGAACGCTCTCGGAGACACGTCCGATGCGATCTCCCTCAAAGGCGCGAAGGGCGTGCTGATCCTCGTCTCCGAGAACTCCGGCGGCGGGGATACGGATCTCGTCCTCACTGTCCACGAGGGGTCCACGGCGGCGCTTGCCGCTGCGGGTGGGACCGCGATCTCCGCGACCTTCCCGATCTGGACGAACCTCGACTGCGCGGCTACCGATCTGTGGACTCGGCAGACGGACGCCGCGACGTACACCATCGACGCGACCCCGGCGAAACTGAATCAGGTCGCGTTCTACATCGACGCCTCGATCCTCGCGGCGGGGAATTCGTGGATCGCCCTCGGGTCGAGCGGCGGGCACGCAAACAATCGCGTCGCCGTGACGTACCTGCTCGACGCGCCACGGTTCGCGCCGTCGCCAACCGCCATCGCGTAAGAAAACGGAGGGAGAGACATGAGCGGTTTCAATATCGCGGAGAACGGACACGTCGTCCAATTGGTCATTCCGCACGACTTGAACGGCGGGGACCATCATAGCGACGTGGTGAACATGGAGGGGTACGCCCACTGCACGATGCTCGTGCAGATCGGCGCGGCATCGCGAGCGGCGGGGGTCATCACCGTCGAGTCGTGCTCCGCGCTTGGCGGTGGAGGCACGAACACGAAGATCGACTTCACCGCCTACAAGTGCGAGACCGCGTACGGGTCCGCGAACGACGACGTCCTCGGCGCGAAGGTTGCCGTGGACGACACGACCGGCATCGTCCCGCCGGCGGGTACGACCGGCATCTTCTACGTCATCGAACTGGAGTCCTCGCAACTGGTATCGGGGCATGTCGGGTTCCGGCTCGACATCGTCGATCCCGCTGCGGAGCAGTTCACTTCAGCGGTGGCGATCTTGAGCGGGTCGCGGTACGGTTCGCCGCAGAGCCCGACGACGGTCGACTAACAAACGGGGGCGGAGGTCTTCACGACTCCGCCCCATCAGAGGAGGACTGGATGCACCAAGAGATTCTGCATGCGATTCGCAAGATCTCGCGGGAGATCGCGATCGAAGAGATCGAGAAGGCGGAGGCAAGGAAGAAGGAGGCACCGCCGCCCGCGCCCGTCGTGGTCGCCGATCCCGTGTTCGGCGGGGGCGATACGTGGAAGTCGACACCGGAGAAGGACAACATCTAATCGGCTGCGTCCGAACAGGGCGAGCCACGGAGGTGAGTCATGTCGAGTTACAGTCCGAGCACGATCGCACGAGTCGCGGACATCAATCGCGGTCTGTGCGTGCAGACGACCACGTTCCTCAATGCGACCTACATCGGGGTCGCGCAGCAGTCGCTCTTCACCGTGAAGGGCGTGATCAGGATCATCTACCTCGGGATCGAGGCGATCACCACATGGTCGGCGGATGCGACGACCCTGAAGTTCGGGTTCGACTCTTCCGACCCTGCGGTGGCAGCGGTCGATCTCTGCACCGCGTCCGGTGCGCTCACGTCCCTCGCGAGGGGGAAACGGGTCGCAGTCAAGGGTGATGCGCTTGCCACGGGTGCGCTCGAATCCGCGAACCAGACCGTGTCGCTCGGGACTTCCCCCGTCGACGTCGGCGCGGAAGGCGGGACGGGCGTGCTCTATCTGACCGGCGCAGGCGCGGCGCAGACCGGAGCGACGGCGACGTCGAAGGTCACGCTGCTGTACGTTCCGATCAGCGAGGGTGCATACGCGGAGGCATTGATCTAACAACCGGACGGCGGGGAGGGAGTTCGGGGAGAACCTCCCCGCCAACATTGAGGGGGAACCGGCATGACGGTATATCAGGTGACGACGATAAAAAGATTCGTCGGTCTGTCGACCGACACGAAGCCGACGGACGCGCCGATCGGTTCCTCGTTCTGGTGCTATGACACCGGGGTCATGTTCAAGACCTACGATGGAACGAATTGGATCGCGTGGAGCGAGAACTCCGTCGTGCAGCCGGGGACGATCGATCTCCATAACGCGGCGAACACCTACGACCTGTTCACCGCGACGGGCGGCGGCGTGTACGTCGAATACTTCACGTTGACGTTGCCGAACAAGGACTTGACCGACGACGCGGCGCTGACCGGCATCACCGTGCAGACGGACACCACGACCGTCGTGACCCTGATCGCGTCGGCGGCCGGGCTGAAGGCGCAATTGACGGCGAACAAGGTGTTCACCTTCGCGACGCCGTTCGCGCTTCCGGTGGGGAAGAAGATTCAACTGACGATCGTCGGCGGGACGGCGACGGATGATCCCACGACCTGCATCACGTCGTGTCGGTATCGCTCGATCAACCCTGCGGGCTATCTCGCGTAGGAGGGGGCATGGTCGCCACACTCGTTCTCGGTCCGACGGAAGAGCCCGTGACCGTCGCGGACATGAAGGACTATCTGCGGGTGGACACCACGACGGATGATGGGCTGATCGCGGCGCTCATCACCGCAGCCCGCGAGGAGATCGAGGACTGGACGCGGCGGAAGTTCATGACGCAGACGTGGGACTACTTTCCGCAGCGGTTCCCGTCGGCGAATTACATCACGATCCCATTCGGGAATCTGAAGACGGTGACATACGTCAAGCACACGGATACGGCGGGGACCGTCACGACGTTGACTGCGGGCACGGACTACATCGTCGAGACGAACGGAGATCAGCATGGGCGCATCGTGCTGCCGTATGGGGAGACGTGGGCGAGCGGACCGTTCTACACGTCGAACCCGATCGTCATTCGGTTCGTCTGCGGGTGGACGACGCGGGCGTCCGTGCCGGGGAAGATCAGGACCGCGATCATGCTGCGCGTCGCGGCGAGGTACGAGGACCGGGGCGAGTCGGTCATCGGGCAGACGGTCGTGGAGAACAAGGCGGCGGAGATGCTGATCGCGTCCGAGCGGCTGTGGGGGATCTTCGAGTGAGGATCGGCGGGCTGCGGCATCGGATCGAACTGCAGGCGTTCACGTCGGTGTCCGACGGGATGGGCGGGCAGACGAACACGTGGACGACCGAGGATGCGGTGCGTGCGGCGATCTGGCCCGTGTCCGCTGCGGAACAGATCAAGGCGGGAGCGCAGGCGATGACTGCGACGCACCGCATTCAGATCCGATACTTCGAAGGACTGAAGCCGTCGTGGAGGGTGAAGTTCGGGTCGCGGTACTTTTCGATCGTCAGCATCATCGACAAGGACGAGAAGCACGCGCAGGTGGATCTGCTTTGTCGGGAGGTCGTATCGTGAACGCGCTGTCGATGGAACTCATGCGGAAGGTCGTGGAGGAATACGACCTCGCGGACGGGAAGACGGTCATCGACGTCGGTAGTTACGATGTGAATGGAACATACCGTCCGCTGTTCGCCAGCAGTCGGTACGTCGGCGCGGACATCCGTCCCGGACCGAACGTCGACGTCATCGTCGACTCCCCGGAGTGGCACGCGCTGAAGGGAGCGGACGCCATCGTGACCGGCAGCACGTTCGAGCACGTCGAGGATGCGCCGAAACTGATGGAGCAGATGTACGAGGTGCTCGCGCCCGGAGGGGTTCTGTGCGTGCAGGTCCCGTCGTGCGGGCCGAAGCACGACTACCCGAACTGGTACAGAAATTATTCGGCGGCGGACATGGCGTTCCTGATGGAGATGGCGGGGTTCACCGTGCTGCACACGGAGATCGACCCGCACCCCGAGTTCATGTTCTGCACCGCCATCGCGAGGAAGTACGTCCCGTGAAGAATCTGACGACCGCCATCTATACGCATGCGGCGGGGACTGCGTTCTCGACATCGATCGGAGGCAGGTTTTATAAGGCGCGCATTCCGCAGGGGACGGCGTTCCCGTATGCGCTGTTCTTCGTGGTGACGGATATGCCGATCGACACGTTCACGGATAGCATCGAGGAAGTGACCGTGCAGTTCTCGGTCTTTTCGAAGGCGTCGAGCAGTTCGGAGATCGAGGACATCTTCACGAACCTGAAGGCGGCGTACGACGGCGCCGTGTTGACGATCACCGGGAACAAGATGATCGTCATGGAGCGACAGGTCGCGAGTCTCGCGAACGTTGCCGATGATACGCCGGACGGAACGGGCGAGTATTGGCAATACGATGTGGACTACAGCATCATCATGCAGAAGACCTGAAGGGGGGATCATGGCGAAGCAGGGAGGAAACTCTGGAGTCCCGAAGGACGCGGTCAGTTTCTCGGACGCGGCGACGATCGCGCTGTCGACGCCCGAGCCGGAGCCGGTGTCGAAGCCGTTCGTGAATCACAGTCTGCCGTACAGCCCGACGGTCGCCGAGATCGAGCAGTACGTCGTCTCCATCGGATCGGATGACGTTCTCACGTTCGGAGGGGAGCGGATCGAGGGCGCGTACATTCAGCAGATACCGGACGAGATCGCCCCGTGCATCCACGCGATGCTCGAATCCGGCGAGCACGTCGACTCGTATCTTGAGATCGGCGTCGCCGCCGGGGGGATGACGCTGCTGATGCACCACTACTTCCAGCCGTCGATCATCGTGCTGGTAGATACGAACGAGCATCCTCGCTGCGTGAATCGACCGCAGGTGCTCGCGGGCATCAGGCGGGACGAGGTCATCGGTAGTTCGGGGGATGCCGGCACGTACGCGAATGTGCTCGCGCTCGGGCACGTCTACGACGCGGTGATGATCGACGGGGTCCACTACTACGACAACGTGAAGAAGGACGTGGAACTGTACGCATCGCTTCTGCGGAACGGGGGGTTCCTCATGCTGCACGATTCCGCGCTGACGGCGTGGGGCGTACCGAAAGTCGTCGCGGAACTGAAGGAAGACCCCGCGTGGCATTTCATCGGCGAGTGGGCGACGACGAAGATGAAGGCGTGCGGCGTCGCGCTGTTTCAGCGGGTGACGTGATGGCGGTCGCCGGGACGAACACCATCTGCAAGGAGATATGCGACGCGCTCGGCTTGAAGAACGTACGTCGGCTGCAGATCAAGATGGAGGTGGACAGCCTCGTGACTGTGGAGGCGGAGTTCTTTCCAGAGGTCAATGGAGTGAAGGCGGTCTATACGATCATGCGTGAATACGAACTTGTCCCGAAGAAGGGACTTGACGGGAGGCGGGGTTGAAGTTCTCGTTCGGAGCGCTCGTGAATGACATCGTTCGGCTGGACATGGTCCTGCGGAAGTCGGAACTCGATCCGACGTTGCCGTGCCATATCATCAAGACGCCATCCTGCGCGACCGTCGGGATGAATAAACTGCTCGGGCTCTTCGAGAAGGACGGGGCGGACGTCGGCGTGCTGACGCATCAGGATATGTTCTACAGGAACGGGTGGCTCAAGCAGGTGGAGGAGCAGATCAAACTGCTGCCGCCGTCGTGGATCGTCGCAGGCATCATCGGGAAGGACATGGACGGGGCGATCTGCGGGAAGTTCCATGATATGCGCGTCCCGTTGTGCTTCAACACGGAGGACATGCACACGTTCCCGCATCCGGCGTCGTGCTTCGACGAGTGCTGCATCCTCGTCAATATGAAGAAGGGGTTCCGGTTCGACCAGAGGCTGCGCGGATTCGATCTGTACGGGACGCTCGCGGTGTGTCAGGCGTGGGAGATGGGCGGGACGGCGTGGATCATCGACGCCTATGCGGAGCACTACTGCATGCGTCCGTTCACATGGTTCCCTGACAAGCAGTTCGAAGCGGGCTTCAAGTGGCTGCACGAGAAATTCCCGAACGCGCCGCGCATCGACACGACGGTGCTTGGCGTTCCGAACAAGAGCAACCCGGCGAGGTACGACGTGATGGTTCCGACGGATAAGAGGCTACACTCGCAGATCATGGCTGCAGAGAAGGAGGCGAAGGCCAATCCGGTACGCGATGGCGCTTCTCGTGAAGTTCAACCCTCAACCGTGTAGATAGGAGGAACGACTATGTCGAGCATCGGAGGAAGACTGGCGAAGGTCATGTACGGATCGGTCGTCGTGGCGGGCATCGGGACGTGGAGCATGAGCGGGTTCGTCCCGGACATCGCGGAGGACACCGCGTTCGGCGACACGGTGAAGAAGTGGAAACGGGCGGGCATTGACGATGCAGGGTCAGTGTCGTTCGACGGGCTGTATGACCCGGACAACGCGACGGGGCAGGTCGCGCTGAACGCTCTTGCGACGAGCACGAGCGGGCTGACGAACCTGTACTTCTACGAGTCGACCTCCGTGTTCTGGCGGGTCGCTTCGGGCGGGGAAATCCTGCTCGACAAGTTCAACGTCGTCAGCATGAGCAAGTCCGGTCTGGCGACCGTGTCGTTCTCGGGCAAGGTGTCCGGGAAGGCGATGGAGCGCGTCGCCTAATACATCAACGAACCCGAACGAGGAGGAACGATGAGATTCGATCTGTCGGAAGTACAAGGCGAGTGGTTCACATTCTTCCGCTCTGAGATCAAGGAGAACGGCGACGTCAACTACCTTGACCCCGAGCCGGACGCCGGGAGGGTCTGCCTGCGGATCGCCGACGCTGAGGCGGTCGAACGCATACAGGCACAGACGCGGAAGAAGAAGGCCGAATTCGTCCCGAACCCGAAGACGCGGCAGATGGAGCGCGTCGTGTATTTCGATCAGACTCCCGAGCAGGAGAAGAAGGAGCGGGAACTGATCTGGGACTGGGCGATTCAGGACTGGAAGGGAATCCTCGATAAGAACGGTGACGAGATCCCCTGCACGTTGGAGAACAAACTCCGGCTGATGAGCATTCCGGTGTTCGCCCGTTTCGTCGGGCGGTGCCTGCAACTCATCACCGGAGCGAACGCGCAGACGGCAGAGGCGGAAATAAAAAACTCATAGCCCGGATAGAGTGGGTGGAGGACTACTCCCCCACTTGTCCGGGCTGTACTGAAATGCACGCACGGCGGGACCCGGCGCAATTGCCTCCGTGCGAGACATGCAGGGTGGAACTTATCGAGGAGAACGCCGATGCGGAACTTGTCTACCAGATGGCGAAGCGACAGGTCCGCATCGCGCCGGGGTCAGGTCAGATCATCGACCTCGACTACGCGGCGGTCAAAGCAATCATGGACATCTACGAGATCGCTGATCAAAGGACGTGCTTCATGAAAGTGGCGCGGGCGTTCCATCATATCCTCGCCGAGCGGCAGAGGAAGGATTGACATGGCGAAGATCGACTTCGATCTGCAGAAGTACGACGGGGAGTTCAAGAAGGCGGGGATGCAGCGGCTCACGGAATGCGCCGAGGTGATCCGGGACAAGGCGCGGGACCTCGTCGTGATCGGCACGGTGACCCGCGTCCCCGGCCGGCGCAGGTTCGTCAACGCGGAAGGGCATCTCGTCCCTTCGACCAATCCCCCGATCTGGATGGAGCGGACCCCGGGCGCGATGAAGAAAACGATCCGTGTCGTGCGAAGGGAAGAGGTCGTGGACTTCTCGCCGAAGGACGACAACGTCCGGGTCTACGCGGGGAACTATAAGACGTGGTACGCGGTTCAAATGGAATACGGACACGGACAATGGAGGGGCGGGCCTCGTCCGTTCATGCGGAAGGCGATTGCAGCGGCGCAGAGCGCGATCCGTTCCATCATAGAGGGCGGCGGATATGGCTGATAAAAGACCTGTCGGCACGATGTTCGTTGAACTGTCGCTCGACGCCACGAAGTACAAGACGGCGCAGAAGGAGATCCTCGCCGGCGCGGAGAAGAACTCCGCCGACATCGAGAAGGCATTCAAGACCGTCGGGGCTACGTCGGACAAGATGTATCAGGCGATGCGTCAGAACATCATCAATCATCTCGAAGCGATCAAGCGGTCGCACCTGCTGAACGAGGACGAGAAGGTCGTCGCCGCGAAGGCGGCGCACGCGAAACTGCAGAAGATGGAAGAGGAGAGGTACGGCAAGCAGGTATCTCTTCTCGACAGCATGAAGAAGAACTGGCTCGCCGCCACCGCCGCGATCACGGGGGCGTACATGGCGATGAGCAAGGCGTTCGACCTCGTGGAGAAATCCGCCGCATACGCCGAGTCGCTTGAGAATCTGAACATGTTCACGCAGCAGTACAGCGTCTCGGGGAAGGAGATGGTCGACGTCATCGCCCGGAACTCTGCCGGGCTCATCAGCGTGTCCGTGGCTGCGGAGACCGCGACGGCGGCGATGGCGAAGGGGTTCACCCCCGAGATGCTCGCGAACATGGCGAAGTGGGCCCCGATCCTCGACGATATGTCGACGAAGGTGAACTCGTCGAATGAAGCGTTCAATGTGCTCATCGACTCCCTGTCCACGGGGCGGGAGCGCGGCGTGACGCAATTGCTTGGGGCGACCATCGACCTGAAGGCCGCGTTCGGGGAGCAGGCTGCCGAGATGACCCGGGCAGAGAAGGCGATGGCCATGTACTCGCTTGTCGCGAAGCGCATGGAGGAGATACAGAAAACGGGGATGGGGTCTACCGACTCCTACGCGGACAAGATCGAGCGGTTCAAGAACACGCTCGAAGAGGTGAAGTTGACGATCGGAGACTTCATCGCCCGCGTCGGGGCTGGCATCCTCGCGATATTTCAGTCGGTCGCGGAACTCGGGTCGGTGTTCGCGAGCGCGCTGCTCGCCCCGATTTATGCGGCGATGAAGGTGACGGATTACTTCGGGATCACGAAGGGCAAGGCGGACGAGGTCAAGCAGTCGATGGACGCGCTCGCGATGTCCGCTGATGACCTCGGGAAGAAGGCTGCTGCGAACTTCGAACTGATGAAGAAGGGGATGTTCGCTGTCGGCGGTACGAAGGGTGCGCCCGTGAAACTCGGGCTCGAGGATGCGGCGGAGGGCGAGTCGAAGAAGGTCAAGGCGCTGAACGATAAGATC